GCTTGAAGACCAGGGGGCTGGCCTGGGCGCTGTAAGTGACAGCGGGGGCAGCGGTATCGGTGGGGGCGTTGTAGACGCCCGTCATCGTGAAGTCGATGGTGGGGATCTCGCCCACGGCGGCGTTCAGGGTGAAGGTGCCACGGCAGCCGGTGGCCTTGTGCAGCACACCGTCGTTGTTGAAATAGATGGTCGCGCTGGAGAAGGAGGCGCTTACCGGGGCGTAGGTGACGCTGGTGGTGGCGACGATGGTTTCGCTCATGCCGCACGCCTGGAGGATGGCGCCGAAACGGGGAGCCGTACCGGCGGTGCCGGAGCCCGCCATTTCTACCTGGAACGTGATGCTCACGCGGCTGTTGGCGAGCAGCTGCGGGCTGTTGCCGAGGTAAGGGCGGATGAGATCACGGCTGACGAGATCAGCCTCGATCGGGGTGATGTCAAGGTTGCGCACCAGCAGCGCGTCGGTGCCTGCCGGCGAGCTGTCGGTGCCGTAAGTCACCTCCTTTTTCACGAGGATTAGACGCTTCCGAGTCAGTGCCATGTGTGCCTAGGAGGTTGCCCTCCTACTCGTGGTATGCAGAGCACAGGCTAGGCAGCGGGGCTTACAACGATTACGGACTCGACGCGCCTTAGATGCTTAGGTCGCTCACTGATGTGCGGTAGAGGATTCTGTAATTGTTGAAGATTACGCCTACGGGAGTGTCGGCGGCTTCTAGGGTAAATTCGGTGGGGCCTGGCTGGATGTCGATACACAAACCACCTAAGGTGAGGTCGGCGACGAGTTTGCTGTGCATAGACTCGATTATGGGGTCGGCGGCTTGGTCCGGTACTGCGTCGCGCACGATAATTACCACGCGCATGTTTAGTACGTGGTCGAGTGTGGGCAGCGATGTGTTCTGCGTCGGCACATTGCTTACGGGCTCGACGATGAGGGCGGCGCTCTCGGCGCGTGCCACCGGCTCGACACGGCTGCGATAGATGCGCGTGCCAACGCCAACGGTGCCGACGAGCGTGGTGCGTACCGCGCCGAGGATTTGCTCGCGCTTGGTTGTCACTGGCTAATGCCCATGATGATTACACGGCCGCGCTTGACGGTAATTGCGCTGGTGGCGCTGTGGTTGGCTACCTGCAGGCTAAGTTCGTCGTTGGCGGCCATGCTTACAAGCCAAGTGGTGACTAGGGGCGAGTCATTGCTACTGCTAAACGTGCGACATTCGCTCTGCGTAATGCCTACACCGTTCTTAGCTAAGCGCAGTCCAATGATTTGGTTATTACCGGCGTGTGCATCAAGGGCGGCGCTTACGCTTACGAGTTGCGTTGCGCCGCTCGTGTTCTTTAGGCCGAAGAAATCGGTGGTGCCGAGGCTTAGGCCGTAGGCGGTGGTGGAGTCGAAGGTTGCGGTTAGGCCGGTTGAGACGTAGGTGCCTTGGGTGGCGATGCTTACGGTGCCGCTGTTGGCGTAGCTGGCCTGGCCGCGGACGTGAACGCCGGCCAGGAAGTAAGGGAGGGCGTTCCAGGTGGTGGAGCCGGTGCCGACCTTGATTTTGCGGGTGTCGGACTCGATGCCCATCTCGCCGGAGAGGAGCGTGGGGTTGGCAGCGGTCCAGGCCGCTGCGGTGTCCGTGCGCAGTTGGATCTGGGCGATGGTGCTCATGCTGTACCCCCACTGATGTCGTTGCCATCAATGTAAGTGGTGGAGGCGGCGCCGCCGTTGATCAGTGGGTTGAGCTGATCTAGGCCGAGGTCGTCGATCGAGACCACAGCGCCGTTAGCGCTAATGGGGGTGGTGGAGGTGGTATGCGTGGTTTCTAGGTCGCGTTGTAGGGATAGTTGCGTGAACACCCCATCGCTAATTAGGACGTTGGCGCGTACGGTATAGGCGGCGCCGTTTACGGTAAGTCTTGAGCCGTAGAGTAGGTCGCCGAACTTAGCGGATTCGCAAGTAAGTGTGTATTCGGTGCTGATTACTTGGCCATCGACAATTAGTTCGCTGGGCATGTCGAGAATGCCTAAGCCGGATGCAGAGCCTGCCACGACGTTTACGCCGAAGTCGGTTAGGAATAAGCTGGTATCCTCGGTGATCATGACGCAAACACCCTTGCCGGCTGTTCAGGCGAGACGACATAGACGTCCCACCCGTCAGGGAGGTCGCCCACGTAGTTGACGTGCCAGCCGCTCAGCAGCGTGGGTGGGGTGATCACCTCGCCGGTGTCGGGGTCAAAGGTGCCGCCTTTGTAGATGGGGCCGACCACATCCAGGGCGTGGGTGTGGCTGGCGGTGAGGGGGTGGCCATCAGCGTCCAGAAGGCCAGCAGCATCCAGCGCAGCCATGCCGGTGGATTCGTCGGGGAAGCGGATGTAGTGGGTCATTGCGTGATCGCCTGCAGGGTGCTGTTGGAAAGGCGCTGGGGCCAGTAGGTGAGGCGCTTAATGGTGCCAAAGAAATTGTTGGTTGATCCTGCCCCTAACAAGTTGCCGATTTGCATTTGATTGACTCCAACAGGCATAGCTCCGCTTGTGTCAATAGTCGGCGTGGCTCCATTGTATGTAACAGCAAAATCGTTGGCTTTAGCGGCAAACGCTGCTCGGCGCAATGACGCAGTTACTGCTGGATACAATTCCACCACGGTTGAACCGCCAGATCGGACAAGATACCCGCCTAAACTTGCAGTAATATAGGCGTATTGCAAACGGTTGTCTGATGTCCCGTCGGAAATAGCCGCAAAAGATGGAAATGTGCTAGCACTCAGTCCATAACTATTGCCCTCCGCAAACACCGTCCCTTCGCTCTGGTTATACCACGAACTAAACGCGCTGCCCGTAATGCTGGGCACATCAGCAGCGCGGGTTACGGTTGCGGTGGTGGTGGGGATGTAGCTGGTGGGGAAGGCGCCGGCTTCTAGTTGGGCGCCAACTACATAAAGACCGCTGGTTCCGTCAGCAACGTTGGTTTTGATTGTCCAGTAATCGCCACGATTTCCAGGCACAGAAGTGGTTGTAGTAAAAGTCCAAGAAACGCGATACCAGCCATTTGGGAAGGGAACGATGAAAGCACCTTGCAGGTCAGCGGAAAGACTTGGTGCTGTACCATTGCCAGTCAATGTAAAATCAGCAAGCAAGCCACTGGTATTGCTACGTAGCCTTAAAACAGTAGCGCTGGCAGGCTTTACAAATAAGGATTGGGTGTGTTGAGTTGAGTTGGTTAGCGTAATATCGGAACCAAAATTAAACCCATCCGTAGTATTTCCAGTGTTTGCGCCAGCGTTTAATGTAAACAAAGAAGCCGTAGTAGATGCAGTTGGAGTTGCAGTCGTAACAGTTGTAAGCGTTGCAACGCTTGCGACATAGGTATTTGCTACAAGGATTGCATCACTGAACGGTCTAAGATTCGTCCTCTGCTCCTCCACCAGCAGCCCCAGGCTTTCGCCGGTCGTGGGGTTGTGGTCGAAGCGTGGGGCAGAGTTGGTGATGCTGGTGGTAGGGATGTACTCACCGACGGTAGACGACTGCTCTAGTTGGGCGCCCCAGGCAAACACGGAGCCGGTGCCGTTGCCGGTGTAGCTACGGTTTGCCCACAAGCCATCTGTGCTTAAGCGAACTTCGTGGCCAATAAGACCCGTGAGCCCAGAGACATAGGTGAACGAAACCCTGTACCAACCATTGCCTACAGCAGTTGAAATAATGTTAGTTGGTGACCCAACGGCAGTAGATGCCTCTCCAGTGGTTAGGTTTACGCTTACAGCAACAAGAGTTGGCGCTCCATTTGCCACTAAAAAGCAAAAAGATCTTTGAGCTGCTTTGACGTAACAACTATATGTGTAAGATACTCCGCTGGTTGAACTATAAGTATTGGTCACATAATGGGAACTTGCGGCAGAGTCTTCAATTATCTCATCTGCTGCAATAGTTCCTGATGGAGAGGTTGTAGCGTTTGCATTTACAGTTGCATTTAACTTACTCCAACTCGCATTATCAAACTCCTCACTCCGCAGCAGCAGGTTCGTCGTCGCCGTCTGCAGCACCCCAGCACTGTCCACAAACGTGCCGCTGCTGGCGCGGGTGAACGTCACCAGCGGGCCGACGTTCTTGGTGACGGCGAAATTGAGGTCGAGGGACGCGCCGCCGAATAGGCCGCTACCGAGCAGGCCGGTATGGATGCTCTGCTCCAGGCCGCCGGATTGGAGCTGTGTGCCAAGACGCTCAGCCATCAGCTAACTCCAAGCACCGTTGCAACGCTGGGCGTACCACCCGAAAGGCTCACAAGGCGCAGGCGTGCGAACTGCACCGGGCAGCCGCTCAGGGCATAACCGTAGGTGCCGTTGGCCGTGAGGGTGGTATCGACGTTGGCCGAGCTGAGGTTGAAGAAGTTGGTGCCGTCGAGGCTGCCCTCAAACCGGATCACCACGTTGGTGCCGATGTTGCTGACGGTGACCTGGAAGGTCATGTCGGCGCCGGTCACCGTTTGCGTGGAGGTAACGCCTGCGCCGGTCAGCGTGCCAAGCGAAACCGTGTCAAAACCACTGTCGTATCCGAATGGCATGGGGGCCTCGTCAGGCGATGCGTAAG